TCTCTTGGGTGACCTGAAGCGTTCCTTCCTCCGCTTTCTTCCGGTCTTCCATCGCCTTGACCGTGGCATTTGCAAGGTCGATTTCGGCTTGCATTGCCTCGTGTGCTTTGGTGATGCCCTCCACCTTTAGCGAGTTGAGTTCCGTTTGTAGTCGTTTCTGCGTTCGAAGTGATGCCGTTTGTAAGTCGATGACTGCCGCTTCTGCTTCTGCAACCGCTTGCAAATCTTCCTCAAGGCTTTCGCCCAAATCTTTCTGTTCTCGGGCTATCCTCGCCCGTTCTTCTGCCAATTCGATTTGACGTGCGACTGTCTCTTGCTCGAGGTCAACCGCCCTTTGAAGTGCTTCGATACGTTCCTCAACTGCGAGAGTGTCATCCTCCGCAAGAAGTCGGGCTTCTGCGATTTGTTTATTCGTCTCCGCGCGTTGTTTGATGAAGTCTCTCTCTTCATCCTTGAGCGCGTTCATCGCTTTTTGCAAATCTCCAGCGGCTTTCGTCTCTCGAATAATCTCGTCAGTGATTCCTGTGAACGCGCCTTTTACATCATCCAACGCCCCTTTGAAGTCACCCGTGAAGAACTTGACTAATGCCCCACCGACTTTCGAAATACGGTCTCTAATAACGTCAAACGCGGCTCCGAGTGCTTGGGTTGCCACCTTGAGTTGTTCCGCTCCTCTCTTCGTGCTTGTAAAGAATGAAACAAGCGACCCGATAGCGACAAGAAGAAGACCGATTCCGGTCGCTGCAAGAGCAACCTTGAACGACTTCAATCCAGCGACTCCACCCTTTAACCCTCCGACCATATTACGGAACCCTGTCACGGCTCCTCCGGTCATCTTGTCAAGTTGTCCCGTTAACCCACTAACCGCCCCCGAAGTACCGTCGACGCTTTCACCAACTTTATCAATTGACTTCGTGACATCGCTTGTGTCTGCGGTGACTTTTAGAACGATATTTTCAGTAGCCATGTGATGAGTTTATAAAGAAGAAAAGCAAGTCCCGAGACGTAACCAATAGCGAGGAACCAATCCAACGCCTTGAACCAAAACGGAACTTTTACCTTCTCGTTTTTGTTCTGAAGTAATTGGATCGCTTCTCCTATATAACGATGATTATCAAGATTCCTCATTGTTCGAAGGGTTGAAAGCAGTTGGATGAATCGTTGTCATAAAAATACCCGTATCGCTCGCAACATTGCCGCGAAACTTGAGTCACCGTGTTTCCGCTCGTGTTCTCGAATTGAATCTTCCCGTTTGCTTTGTCAATTCCTGTCGGGATGAATGCGCAATCGCGGATATCTCCCAAGACCTTGAGCATCTCCACTTTCACGAGGTCATCGCTTGTCGCGTCATACGAGACCGATAGAATCCTCCAATACGTGTCTTTGATATAAATCTTGTCCGAGAACTCGAACGTCGCTAATTCGGAGCGCGTGAGACGGAAGAACGCGGTGAGCTTTCGAGCATCCGAAGAATACAACTCATTCACAAATGGTCGCCAATAACGATAATACAGAGCGTTCAAAGGGAAGGCTTCAATCGTATGAAAGGGAGGTTCTCCACCGAAGGAAAGGTCTTCATCACCGACCGAAGCATTGAGTTCGCTGTATTGAGAAAATGCCGGGTAACTCGAGGCAATAACAGAAGCGGTATTGGTGTCGTTCTGATATCGGAAAGCTCCCGGAACTAACCCGTTCCAGAACGCCAAACGCGGGAGTGGCTTTCGAATTGTTTTCTCTTCTTGGTTGGTGTCGATTAACATTCGGTGAATCGCATAACCCGTCGAAGGAATTCGTGAAACCACGTGAGGTGCAAACGGTGTTTTGATTTCTTTCGTTCCCGAAGCGAAGTCGTTCTCTGGGTCATCGACTCGATACCTTCCATAAACCCGCGAAGCATTTTTGAACACCAAATCGTTGACAAGGTCTTTTCCGTTGGTATGCGTCCAATCGTATTGTCTCGCTTGAAGGTCGGTTGTTGGTGCGAGGGTGATGTCTTTCGATAGGTCAATCTTATTCGTCCAATCCTTCGAAGCTCCGCTCGCCATGTAATCGTTGAACGGCTCAATCTCGAGATGTTTCGCGTTGTTGCGATCCGGAATGAATACAAGATTAAACATCTTTTGAAGCCCTGACACGAAGTCGATTTGCTTCATCTCTGGAAGGTTGCCCGTTACGTTTATGTTTCCGCTTGTTACGTTGGAGATATAAGGTACCTGCCACCATGTGGTAAGGTTGCTGATTTCACCATTTCCATCCAGCGTCAAGGGGTGCGAAGAGTTGTCGACGAAGTATTGAAATTCAACCGTATCATTCTCATCAAGAATAAATTCAGGAGAGAGGTCGTTGTGCTGTACATCATTGAATTCAGGACTCCCCATGTTATCAATAAACGTCCACAATTCAGAGCCGTTTTTTGAGAGTCTCATCGAAACGAAGTTGCTCGAGTGACTCATCCTCCCGTACACGTTTATTCGAAAACGGTAAAATGCACGATAGGGAGCCGTGAACGTGGTTCCGCTTGTAAACCTATCGCCCTCGTCAAAGAAGGGAGTTGCTTCGCTCCAGCCTGTTATACTCGTGTAATTTGGGTGAGCCGTTAATCCAGTGAGGTTTGATTGCAACCCTACGAGCATCAAGTTCGCCCCTTGCACGACATTGCTCGCGGGAGTCAAAGACCCGTTGTAAAGGGTTAAGTATAAGTCAGTAAACCGATCAAAGAAATTAGAGTCGTAGGTATAACCCGCCTCGGTCATTATCTCCTCAAATAACTTTGCAACTTGAAAATATGGGGTAAAGTCTCCGTGTTCGAGCGGGTTACTGGTCGACCATAAATTCTGACTCGTCCAGTTCTGCCCCTTGTCCGGGATGCCGTATTTTATTACTCCGCTGAATAAATTACCCGCCCAACTATCTTCAAGTTTTGTTGCGTTTAAGTCGTGATCATATGCGGATAAATCGAGGTCGGTAAGCATCGCATCCCCGATATCCCGTGAGAGGTTAGCCGTCTCACCGAATACCGCAATCTCAACGTCTGCATATTTGCCCTTCTGCACGTATACCGCTTTTACCTGGGCAAAACCCCGCATGACCGGAATCGTGTTGTAAGTGAGTTCCGCATCGACCTTGACCTTTGGATCCCATGTCGTAATAAGACCGAACTCATTCACCGCCCCGAAATAATCTTGGTTCTTCTTCGTGAGTGGTACGCGGAAGGTCTGCGAGAAGCTCGAGGATGAAGCGTTGATATCCTGTATATCCGAGAATTGATAACTCAGGTTCACCGGCTCGTTCTCGTAGAGTTCGATTTCATTTCCTGCAAGGGTGAGTCTTAACATCGGATGGTTTGTGCGAGTTCTACATTAAACGAAGTGATGAACACCTTCGAGACGGTTTCCTCTTCGATTTGCATCGAGTTGGTTTGGATCGTAACCGGAACCCAAGTGCCGTCAATTCGTGCCATGACATTCTTTGACCTCATGCAATATTGCATCAAGGTTACCTCCTCAATTGTCAGAACGCTGTTGAGTTGATAGGTCTCTTTCGCTTCGAGTTGATACGGCTTAATTTCGCGTGCACTGGTAGCGAGTTCGAATTGTGAACCGCTATAATCCCCGACAATCTTTCGGTATGTCTTCTCTTCGCGGGTTACGGTCTTTTGTTTCTTCCCATCAAAGCGGAGGTAATCCCACCCGCCCCGAGTATTTGCCCACCCCAATTGAACAGGCTCGTTCTTGGTGTTCCTGCAATTGTTTCGAATGCGGAGAGTGTTCCCGACTGGACCGCCCGTTGCAGCGGGGATGACATCGTAATAATCCCAACCCTCAACAACATCATTTAAAGCCGTTGTAAGAGCAGCAAACGAAGCCGGATAAACATAGGCATATAAAAGACTCGCATCGTTGTTAGAGGCGTTCCATGTGGTGGTCGGAACGAGACCGCCATTCGTTGAGTTGATTGTATATGTCAAAGTATCCTCCAAGCTCCCGAGAGTGTCATAAATTTTTATGGTGAGGTTAACGATTGCGGAGCCTGTGTCGTCGCTATTGATGAACGCGGCAACTCCATCATCTTCGATGCCTGCGCTTACCTCGATGACGTTGTTCACGGGTATGCGATCCGTCAACCAAACTTTCTTCGTTGAAGCCGTGCCGTAATAATCCGAAAAGGAAGGGTCTAACCCTTGCGAGAGTTGTTCGTATCCGTCAAAGTGGTAATAGTATGAAGACTCGTCTTCCGCCAATGTTTCGGTCGTGCCGTCAAAGAATCCAACCAGCACTCGATAACGTTTCATATTATCATTCGACCGAGTGAACATCTTGTTATGGAACGTATGAATCGTGTTCGTCGTGTTGTATTTCAAAGAATCCACCTCAAGCCGTCCCTCTATGACTTCGGATAAATCAAAGAAAGCGAAGGTCGCTGGGTTCGGAGTCAAGTAAATTTTCGAGATGATGGTTCCATTCTCTTCAACCTGCACGATATATCGGTAATCATCAGTGACGGTTTCATTTGGTCCGAGGGTGAAAAGTAGCTTTCGCCCTGCGGGGATCCAATCGTCTGAAGGTGCTGCTTCTATTTGCGCCATTAGTTCTTTATCGTTATGTTTCCGAGGTTGGCTTTGAATTTACCCGCGATATCTTCCGCGAAGGCGGCTCCGAGTTTCTTGGTGTATCGTTTGCTTACCGCTGTATATGCTTTCTCATAAAACCGAAGTCCCACGATTCCCTTGCGTTTGACCGCTCTCGCCATAAGGAAAGCCGCGGAGTTGATATTGCTCTTCGTGTTCTTCTTGAACCTGCCCTTCTCATCTCTGAGCTTTATTCCTTTGGCTTTGATCCACTTCACAAAGACCGAGGAGGGAGGTTGCTTGCGAAACGTGAAGGGAGACCCTTGGTTCTTGCGCGTGCCGTTGACTCCAAAATGAATGAACGGAGCATATTTCTTCGCCTTGCCTTTCGCTCCGAAGGTGATTTCTCGAATCTCGTTTCCACGTACCCGGACGCGGTAATTGAGAGACCGCTTCAGTGTACCCGTTGCGACTCCGTAGTTCTTATTCTTGCCGATCCTACGCCCTCCGAGATGCCTCTTTGCACTCTTGAGGATATCATCTGCAAACGCGATGAGTGTCTCGTTGACTTTGCTCATATCCCTGCGCGTTCGGATGCCTTGCGGCAATGGTTCTCCTCGATGCTATCGAGTAACAAAGTCAGCCATAAACCGAGACCCGTGAGTGTTCGTTCTCGTTGGTTGGCTCCCAGGACAGCAGAAACGGAATGATTCCCGAAAGGAACCCCCGAATCCATTAGAAGCCGATTGAGGAACTTTGACGCTGTAACCGATACAATTATCGACACGTCCCGAAAGAGGTCGTAAATAGCCCTCCAAATGCTTCTGAGGATATCTGAGGTAATAAAGTAAAGCGACTCACCAACCGAGTAAACAATCCCAACGGGGATCGCTACAATTGCGAGAACGAAGAGGAGGAGGATTTTAATTGCTTTCATAATTCGGGGTCTTCAGGGAACCAACCATTCTCAACCATATACTCTTGATCGCGAACCGTGACATCGCTCGGCACGATATGCCCGAACGGGAACTTCTGATTGACTTGCACGTAACTGCTCAGGCTGTACCGCTCATCATTCGAAAGCTCAGGGAAGCACGCAACGAGGCGTTCGAGCGTTGCCGCTGGGTGAACGTTTATAAGATACTCGGTATCCACTTGCAAAGCGTTCTGTACTCCGTCAGGGTGTACCACGACACCGAACACGGCTGAATCGACTTCCCACTCTGCTTGTATGAGAACGGGGCGGCTGATGTTGTACAGCTCGCGGGTTATTTGCTTTGCCCGTGCTTCGCTTGTCTGCGTGGGCGTTGGTAGTACGATTATATATCCGTTCATATTGTTATGTCGTAGAAGGTTGCAATGTTGGTTTCGATTCCTGTGCGGTTGCCTGCTGCGTCTTGGTCGGAGTTGTATATTATAACCTCTTGAATATTTCCATTATGGTAGGACGTTCCGCCGTTATACCCCAATGAAATATATGAAGATGTACCCGCTACGCTCGTAACGCTTCCTTTACTTACTCCGTCAAAATAAGCGGACGCTGTCGAGCTGTTCGCATAAACCGAAGAAATGTATTGTGGATTTTGCGATGTGCTTGAAAGTTGTATTGCTTCTAAAGCATCATATGAAAGATAAAGCCCTCCCGAAAGCCCGATGTTGTGATAGTAACGCGGGGAGGTATTTAAACCTAACATCGTAAATGATTGACTACTAAAAGACGAGGCATTTGAGCCAACGGTAATACTCGATATGGATTGATAACTTAGAGCTGTGTATGAAGCAACAGATAAATAATAACTATCCGAGACTGTTCCGTAATTAACCGCAGGTTTCCCGTTCTCCGTCACCACCCCCGTTGTCCCGTCGTAAATCTTTGGCATTCGCGCGGTGTTCGTTTGCACCGCGTCGTTCGAGTTGCCGCTTTGACAATACCACTTACTCACGAACCCATCGTTTGACCCACAGTGGTCAGCAAGTGCAACCGTATTTAACTCACCGAATACGTTAAACCCGATGTCAGCGTAACTGCTCCCGTTGTAAACCTCTACCGCGTCACCTGTGTAAGCCGTGCGAAGTTTACGCAGTGAATACGCGGCTGCTGCTCCC